TTATCCTTTTTTATCCTAAAATAAAATCAAAAAAGCCCGATTTTACGGGCTTTCTTTTCGGATAAATTCCTATAAAATAGTATAAAAAAGGCGGTAGACGGATTTGAAACCTTTTATTTATCGGGCTTTGTGGGTACTTCGCCCCAAACTCGCCCCAAAATTAAGCAATTAGAAAAATTTCTTTTATTTTTTCAAAGTTCTTATCTGCTAGTGCTTCCATCTGGTGCGAGTAGACCTTTAGGGTTATATCTGGACTCTCATGTCCTAGTAGCTTCGATATGGTCACAATGTCAACGCCCTTTAAAATCAAGTATGATGCGTAAGTGTGACGCAGACTATGATTTCTTACTGGACGACCTACAAGCCTTTTTATCAGCTTATTACAAGCTGAGTTAGACACGCCAAAACAGACACGGTTCTTTATGTTTGCTTGCCAATATTTCTTTTTATAGGTTTTCAACGTTTTAATCGTGGCGTTATCAATCGGGACTTTTCTTTTAGATGTTTCATTTTTTAGATCCGCAAAATCTTGCGTTTTGGAGTAGTCAAAGGACCTGTTTATATCTATTATTCCATTTTGTAAGTCTATGTCATTCCACGTTAGCCCTAGAGCCTCAGAAAAGCGCATACCAGTCACCGAAAGGATGTAGAGGGTAAAATAGGACACATACTGTATATTCGAGCGTGTGGACGAAATTAGAGCCTTATACTCGCTTTCCTCTAGGAAGTCATTCTCTTCAGCTCGGTTTTCGATTTGCGACTTCACTTTTGCATCGTCTGCGAAGTTGTAAGAAATCACTTGTTCCCTGACTGCGACTTTCAGAGCGCCTTTAATCTGATAGTGAAATTTTTCAAGTGTTTCTTGAGCGTATTTCTCGCCAAACTCATTCAATTTCTTTTGATAATAAAGGGGCGTTATATCCTTGACTTTCATTGATCCAAAATAAGTTTCAATATGTTTCAGGTTCTTTTTGTATGTATCCCATGTCTTATCTTTGACGTGTGGGCGCTTGTAAACGTCAGACCACATTTTGACGAAATCATACAAAGTAACGTCTTTATCGGTCAGTAAATTCTGCGAAAGGCTTTGCTCGACTTCCAACGCTTCCACTTGTGCTAGTTTTTTAGTTTTAAACCCGCTTTTTGATTTCTGCTTATACTTTCCGTCGGTATCCTTGTAAGATATGCGATACTCCCAACCGTTCGCCCTTTTTCTGAAGTATGCCATTTGCTTTTCACCTCATTTCTTGATAAAATGAGTATAGTAAAACGGGCCATTTAATGCCTATTACTATACTGCTGCCTCACGCTCAGACTCGCCAAAGTTTGAGAGCGTGGGTCTTTTTTTAATTTTTTAAACTGAACTAGACAGCAATTTTCCCATTCGCATCAGGAGTCTTGAACAAAGCCAACACCCCTTGTAGAAATCCAAGAATGACAGAAATACCAGTCATGAGTAAAACCAAATACAAGATTCCTTTTCCATTATACCCAGCGTAAAAATGATGCGCACCAAATCCGCCAAAGAATATAGCCAATAATACATACACCCATTTATTTACATAATGTAGACCTACTGAAGTTGTTTGGGTATGTACCACTTGTGACTGACTTTGAACAGCGTTATTCTCATTCACAATACTAATATTGATTTTATCATCTTCCTTATTGTCTTTTTTCATGACGATAATTTCTTCATCGACTTTGTGAACTTCGACCTCATCTCCTAATTGTGGGACAAAACTCAATTCTGAAGGATTTAGTTTTATATATTCTTCGTTATGTGCGATAGTAACTTCTGTTCCAGTTACTTTAACGATTTTAGCCATTATTTTTTATTCCTTTCTTAATTCCGCTATTTTTTTTAAACCTTATAAATGTCCACGACTTCGCCGATAATTCGGAAGTCAGTGTCTGGTGTGATTGGCATATCTTTATAGGCTGGATTCAAGCTGTGTAAATAAGCTTGGTCTTGATCAATAACGAGCTGCTTGATATAAGCATCGCCGTTATAGTTGAATACTCCGATAACTCCGTCACTTAAGTCTACGCTTGTCTGAATGAATACTAGGTCACCATCATGATAGTCAGGCTCCATGGAGTCCCCTTTAATCGGAATGACAAAGTCAGCATCGATATCCACTGGCAACTCTATCCGTTCCACTCGTACATCGTTCAAATACTGTCCTGTACCTGCAGAAGCTGGGTGGTCGTAGTAGTCGTAACTGTAGAGCTGAATGACTTCCGATACTTCGTTTTTCTTCGTTTCTTCTTCGTTCCTCTGCTCGTCCAGTTGCCTCTCTGCATAGGTCAGGACCTTGTCTTGTCTCGGTGGTTTTAGTTTATTGTAGATGGTTTGGATTGAGGAAGTGGGAGAGATAGGGTTATTCCATGATTCTTCAACGACAGAGTAAATCACAGGATTAGCAGTAACAAATCTCGAATCTAGAGTAGATTTTGGAACTCCAAAAAAATCTGCAATTTTTTGAACATTCCCTGGAATCGGCAAAGAAGTTCCTTTTACATATCCTGTCAATGTGCTAGGTGGTATCCCTGTCGCTCGAGACAACTCAGCTTGTTTGCAATTTCTATCAGATAAAATTGAGTTAAGATTTGCAGAAAAGACTTTCATATCCTTTTTATCTTGAGGAGTTAATTTTCCTCGTCCTCTTGCCATGTTTTCCCCTCCTATCTATCTTCTTTACTATATGATACCGTTTATTTTCAATTTTGTAAATAAAAAATTCGAAAAAATTACGAAAAAAATCGAAAAATCATTGACTTACGATTTAAATCGTAGTATAATATAATCAAGCTTAAGGAAATAAGAAAAACAAGCAGGAGGGAAACACCATGAATAAAGAACTTACAACACAAGAACAAATCGCACTAGCAAAGGAAATCTTACAAGTTAAGAATCGCAGAGAACGCTCTCTTAAACTTGGAGAAATCCTAGATCGCGAAAAACTATCATCAGATGATATGTACGCATTGTACAATACACTACTAACAGCCATCAGAGTTTACGGCGACGTCATCGGATTTGACGACAAAGATTTTCAGGAAATGGCTCTTACAATCTTAGTTCTTGAAAAGGTTGAAGAAGCTAAAGAAACTAGGGTAGCGTAGAGGGGCGCAATTCCCCTCCTAGTTATTGATCCAAGAGCAAAATAAACCGGAGGAAAACAACATGAACGCATTAAACGAGAAAGCAATCAACATCTTCAAAGTAGTGGTTGCAGAAACCTTGCCTCAAAACACATACGAGGAACGCTTCCTCTATGGTCAGCTTGAATCATTCTGGAACAACTGCCGTCAGTTCGCTTTCGGTTGGACAGAGTTGGCAGAAGAGATCGAACGCCAAGAGCGTTACCTTCTTGATACTGGTTTCACTCAAGATGAAATTGATGACATTCGCTTTGATGCAGCATTCGCAGGAATGCAGGACAAAATGAATGTAGCCTGATCGGTAGCACCAGGGTTCGACTCCCTGGCAGGCTGTTGCTCATAGAGCGAAAAAAAGAGAAAGGAGTAGGAAAATGAGACCAAGACGATATCCGTATAGCGGGAAAAGAAAAAAGCAATCTGATGAACAGATTGCTAAATTGAAAAGAGATATTGATGTAAATCGTACAAATATATCATCTTTAAAATTTGCTATAGAAACTTTAAGTAACTATCAGAATTATCGATAACTTGATAACCTTGAGCGGTTGCTTCTTCGATAATTTCAGCTTTAGACATTTCAAAATCAGATAACTGAATTACTGCGCTAGGTTTATCAGTAGTCGACTCTGAAAAATTAGATAATAGAATATTATCAAGATCTGCCCAGGTTAGTTTCTTAACAACGTGGTTTGGCTTATGGCTAAGCTTACTCATTTTTTGCTCTCCTTTCTGTTAATTTTTTGACTAAAACGATGAGAGTTCCTAGTCAATAATGATTATAACATAGATAGCAGAAAGCACAACATATAGTAATTTAATATATTTGTTTAACAACATATAGTGTTTTTGGGGGTGTAACATGTGGGAACAATTAAACAGAATAATGCAGGAAAGAAATTTAAACGGTAGTCAGTTATCTAAAATGGCTGGAGTTAATCGTAGTTTCTTTTCTGATTTGAAAAGTGGAAAGGTGAAATACCTTTCCTGGCCGAACATATGCAAAATTGCTGATGCACTAGAAATCAGCTTGGATGAATTAAGATAAGGAGGTAGGAACGTGCCGAAAATGACATTGAGAGCAATAAGAACAAATTATAACTTATCCGCCAAAGAAGTTGCTGATAAACTTAACATTCATCAACAAACATTGTTGAAGTATGAGCATGATAGTTCAAAAATTCCAATGGATCTTTTGGACAAACTTGCTCGACTATACAATGTCGATAAGGATTTTATTTTTTTAGGCAAAAAATACGAATTAAATCATAGTTTAGGAGAAGTATGAATGAACAATATTTTACAGAGATAGACATGGATAATCACGAAAGATACTTTAAAATTCCGTATCGGCTGATAGAAGATGATTATTTTTCAGATTTAGATCCACTGGCTGTTATGGTTTATGGTATTTTGACCGATCGTATTTCATTATCTCGAAAAAACAAGCAACATTTTACTGACAAAGATGGATATTTGTATGTTGTAGCTACTAACGAAGAAATTGGTAAGTGGATAAAAAAAAGCGAGCCAGTTGTAATCAAATTAAAAAGACAACTGATAGAACACGGCTTGCTGAAAGAAAAAAGGCAGGGCGTTAGATTAGCGAATTTACTATATCCTCAGAAAATCAGAACTAAAGAAACTTTAGTTCAAGAACTTAAAAATATTAAGGGGGGAACTAAAGAAACTTTAGTTCAAGAACTTAAAAATATTAAGTCTAACCAACCTGATAATAACCATCCTTATATAACCAACCTGAGTGAACCAGATGGTGCTGGTGATAATACTTTATATAGTATAGAGGACGCACCACCACAAAATGATTTAGGAATTGTTTACGATTGGATTTTTTCAGAGTTTGGACGATACCCTACACCATTTGAAATTGAGGATTTGAAGTCGTTCTTGCAAGACCATAGCAAAGAGGTTATCAAGTTAGCCATCAAGGAGTGTGTAGGGAATGGCAAGCCATACTTTAAATATCTTGATAGCATCTTGAGAGACTGGAAGCAGAAAGGTCTTACAACGGTTGAGTTGGTCGAGAATAGGCAGAAACCTAAGCGCTCAAATAGAAGAACAAGACGTCTAACACTAGACGATGACGGCTACAATCCACGATATGGATTTTAGGAGGTGTAAATGAGGTCAGTATCAAGCAAAGAATTGCAGGCACGAGCCTTGCAAATAGAAACACTTTCTAAACAATGCAACAAGCACCCAGGGGTTTATCTCTGGCGCTCAACAAATCCTTGTACAGATGTCACACAGACCTACTGTCCAGAATGTACCCAGGAAGAAATCGACCGACAAGCTGGAGAGTTGCTTGCTGAAGCTGAAGCGCAAATCCGAGACACACGGTCTTACGCATTGTTTTTGAAAGAGAGCATTATTCCAAAGGGCTTGGAAAAAGCTACAATCGGGAATTTTGAAATCCACACAGAGCAAGACGCTGCAGCAGTCAATTTTGCTAAACGCATCACGGCTGACTATGTGAAAGAACTATACAGAGGGAACACGATTATCAGTGGACCTCCTGGAGTAGGAAAGAGTCACCTTGCTATCGGGATCGCTAAAGCATTAAACGATAGCTTCCAGAAATTCCAAATGAGAAGGTCGGTACTATACATTCCCACCGTTGAATTATTCGATAGGATCCAAGAGGCTTTCACGTATAAAGACTCAAAATGGGAACAACGGAAGACCATTAAATTTCTACAAAATGTCGATTTCCTGATTTTAGATGATTTAGGGAAAGAGTCGAGCGTTGGTCAGGAAATCAAGCAAGGCAGTAGCTGGATGCAAAAAATCCTGTATCAAATACTCGAAAACAGGACTAATACAATCATCACAACAAATTATGGGAGCAAACATTTAGAGGGGCTTTACGAGAAGAGCCTTGTCGACAGAATTATGAAAGGGGACATGAAAAGTAATGCCTTTAAATTTAACGCAGACACAAACTCAAGAAGGACAATTGTCTAGCGAAGTTGTAGAAGAAAGAAAGCAAATGATTGCTGATTTTGAAAGTAAATATTTCAAATTATCAACCTTGCTTAAGGATAGGCTACTGGTCACAACTGACGAAAGGTTCACTAACAAGTTAAATGAAATGACCTATTACGCCACGAACGGTAGCGTGTATACATTTCCAAAATAACAAAAAAAAGCCCCTGACGGCAATCAGGGACAGAGCAAAATATTTCTAAAGGAATTATAACATGAATGAACTAATGATGCAAATGCTTGACCAGTTTGAAGCTGGGTTAATGGATAGGACGTTAAAAGTGATGAATGTTATCACGGACGAGAAGAAGCGTTATCCAATGGAATTGAACAAGTCGCAATGCTCAGAGATGCTACTTGGAACCAAGGACACAACGACATTTGACGAGCGCTTCAACCGACACGCAGATTTTCCACGAATTGAAGGCAAGCGTGAAAAATATCCAAGGGATGCTGTTATTGAATGGTATCACAAAAACTGGCAGAAAACAGCAATTTAGGAGAAATTACATGAAGTTACTAGACAAACTTACAAAATGGTTTTTTAACAATGAACCAAAAGAAAAAAATATTGATTGGAAAGAAACTGCACTTGTTTTTTCAGAGGAAAACATACATTTAAGAAAACAACTTAAATACTGGATTCAAGCATATTCGGACCAAAAGAAAATAAATGAAATCAACGAGGGAAAAGAGAAATGACAGAACCAACTTTAACAAGTCAACTTTTAGGAGTTGCATCACTTTTCATTTGTTTGTTCGTAGCATTGATGTTTATTGAAAACAACGAGCAGAAGCGACAAAGACAGATAAAAGAACAAGAAATGTTAGATAAAGCAATTATTGATGTTTACCAGCAAGGCAGAAATCAATTCAATAATATTGCAAGACAAAATATTAGAAATTGCGATAGACAGTTTACATTTGACACACAAGCGCCAGTAGGTCTTAGACCTGACTTACTAGCACTACCACAACCGAAGGAGTAATGATATGTATATATGGGATTGTGGATGCAGAGATTGTGGAAACACATTTGAATACATTGATAGTTACCCAATCATCGAATGTCCGAAGTGTGGGAGCGATGATTTAAAGAATGAATTTAAAGGGAGAGCTTATGATTAGTAGAGAAATGAATTCGATTGAAATTAAAGTTTTGAACCTAATTGCAAATAAAGCTAGTTTTAAAAAACCCATATCAGCAAATAATTTGCGAGGCGAGACAGGGTTGTTAAAACGTCATCTTGAACAGGTAATTGAAAGCCTGAGAGTGAACTTCGGACACCCCATTGTGGCTAAGAAGTTTAAACCTAACGGCTACTATCTTCCTAAAAACGAGGAAGAACGACAAGCTGGACTTGCACCCTACAGACGGCAGATTTTGACCGAGCAGAAGAACCTATCCATCGTCATGGCTGTGGATCTAGAGAAATATTGGAAGTTAGAGCATGATTGAAGAACTACAAACAGAAATCAGTCAATGGCGCTCTGATTATATCCATCTTGGAGTTGAACTCGGAGAAATTATAAACGAACAACAAGATATTATTGTAAAACTACAAAACGAAAACAAACGCTTGAAGCGTGAAAATTGGAACTTGAAGAAAACGAAAGGTAGAAAAAAATGACAAACGAACTAACACAGAAACAAATCACATCACCAGTAGCTGCACGAATTCAGGAAATGCAGAAAGAAGGCCTGATGATTGCACAGAATTATAGCGTAAGTAACGCTCTAAGCTCAGCCTACTACGCCCTTAAAAATTCAGCTAGTGGGAACTTGCTAGAAAAATGCACACCTGAAAGCGTGTATAATGCCCTACTTGACATGGTCACACAAGGTCTAAGCCCTGCTAAGACACAATGCTATTTCATCCCTTACGGGAATACGGTTAAATTGAACCGTTCATACTTCGGAACCATGAAGGTCGTTAAACAGTTGCCTGAAGTGAAAGATATCTACGCTCAGATTATTTTTGAAGGCGACGAGTTCGAGGCTGAAAACGTGGACGGGCGCTGGAAATTTGTCAGCCACAAGTCAAGCTGGAAGAACCAAGACAATCCAATCGAAGGTGCCTATTGTGTGATTGAAAAAACAGACGGGGAGAAAATCCTCACGATCATGACCAAGAAAGAAATTGATAAGTCATGGGCGCAATCACGAAATAGCAACGTACAGAAGAACTTCCCTCAAGAAATGGCCAAGCGTACAGTTATCAACCGTGCCGCTAAGCAATTCTTTAATACATCAGACGACAATGACTTATTTATCGATGCCGTCAACCGAACTACTGAAAATGAGTTTGATAACGAGCGCAATGTTAAAGACATCACTCCAAGCGAGCCAGTAGAAACGCTTGACGCTATCATGGGCGAAGTTGTCGAGCCTGAAGAAGTGACAGAGGTTCAGGAGCCTGAAAAACCTAAAAAAACAACTCGCAAGAAAAAAGAGGTCATTGAGCAAGAAGTGACAACCACTGACACAAGCTACCCTGCAGAAGAAATTCCAGACTTTGACGAAGAAACGGGCGAGGTCTTTGAAGAAATTAGTTTGCTAGAAGGCAACACGACTAATATCAAGGAGTAGGATCCATGGAAGAACTAACACAAGAAAACTACTACCAGGACACGACCCACTTGACCAACTCACGGTTTAAACGGTATCAGCAATGCCAAGCGAAGGCATTTGCTCTGGATAGTGGCCAATGGGTAGAAGAGAGGGATGAAACGCCCCTCTTGCTCGGTAACTATGTTCATAGTTACTTCGAGAGTGAAGAAGCGCACAAACAGTTTATGGACGAAAATGGCGAGAAGCTACTTGCTAAAACTGGTAAAAATAAAGGAAACCTCAAATCCGACTTTGTGATTGGCGATAAGATGATTGAAAGTCTGAAAGACGATGAAGGCTTCAACCGTTTGTACCACGGATACTCATCGGATGAAGTTCAAAAAGAATTGATTGTCTATGGCGAAATCGAAGGCGTACCAGTCAAGGGTAAGCTGGATAGTGTCAATCTAAGTCGTGGCTACTTTGTGGATTTAAAAACCATGAAGTCCATCTACTCCGAAGAATGGAGCGTAGAGCTCAAGAAGAAAGTACCCGCTGCAGTCAATAACATTTTGAATTTTGGGTATCACGGACAACTTGGTTTGTATCGTGAACTCTTAAAACAGATGACTAGCAAAGACTTTAGGCCATACATTGTAGCGGTAAGTAAGGAGAACGTTCCAGACCGTGAAATCCTGAAAATCGATGATGAATGGCTTGAGGAAGGATTGGAAAAAATCAAGTCTGAAATTATCGAAGTTTGGGACGTCATTCAAGGCAAGCAAAAACCTAAAAAGTGTGGACATTGTGACTACTGCAGAAGCCAGAAGAAACTAGGTACAGTCGTCACTCTGAACGACCTGATTGAAATGTAAACAAAGAGGTGATTTGATGAGAAAACAAGTAAAAGACATACTAGAAACTCACGACACAGGGTGTCCTCATGGCATCACATTTGCAATACATCAAGATAAAGATGAGTGTATTGCTTTGTTTGGTCGTTCTGGTTGGCCTGGACTAAAACCTCGATTTATTCGTTGGAATGAAAGTGTTGAAAACAGAACAATGTATCACACAGAAGAAGAGTTACGGAGTGCGTATGTTGATAAAGTCAAAGTAGTTGAGGAAGATTTTATTATTATTCAATTGTTGCACTTTTAAGAGGGGAAAAATAATCAAAAACCAACAAGCCGTGCATTCTTGTAAAACTGCGAACTAGAAAGCGTCAGTAAAGGTTATGTGACCTTGGACGAGCGGAGGGCCGGCTTTTGTCTAAAACACCA